TCATCGGTCGTTCACGAGTTTGCTCATTGGCTCGAAGACGTTAGACCTGACCTACTCAAGGCGGCTCTTGAATTCCGCGCTCGCCGCACGGCTGGCGAGCGGCCGCAGTGGCTCGGTAAGGGCTACAAGCGGGCCGAAACCGCGCTAAGGGACAAGTTCCTTGACGCTTACGTCGGCAAGCTCTATCTTGGTGATAGAGGGACCGAGGTCCTTTCGATGGGTTTGCAGTATCTCTACGATGACCCAGCCAGATTGGCACGAGAGGACCCCGACATGTTCGATTGGTTGGTGGGTCTACTTCGGAGGCTGTAACGTGGTCGCGGTGATAGACACGGAGCTCGGACAGGTGAGGATCGACGCTGGCGTTGTGTCCTCGCCGAATTCCGCGCTCAGCGATCTCGTCGAAGACCTCAAGGGCCGTGTATCTGAGTTCAGCTATCACCCGGATTGCGATCTGGCGCTAGCCGAGCTTGCCGCGTCGACACTAGGCGGAGTTGTGACCTACGAAGAACCGCCGTCTGATGGTGAAGAGGGCGGCGCAGTCTATTAGCTGTAGCTGTACCGGGAGGGTGTATGTGGCGGACGTGGTGCGGGGGATGGGGCGATGGCGGGGACTGGACGGGGTAGCGTCGGGTCTTCCGGGCGTAACACCAACCTGACAAGCGACAATCTCAGGTCCTTCGCCTTCGCGTCGGTCGACCTCCTGCGCTTCCCAACCCAGGCCGACGAACCAAAAACCGCGAAGCCTGTGCAGATTCTCGTGTGGGGCATCAATGCCCCAGTCGACGGGCGGGCTCCCGTAGTTGTTGACGACGCATGGGCTGACCGTCTGGTCGCCAACTTCGCGCAGCGCGGGCATGATTTCGCCGTCGACTACAACCATGCCAGCCTCGGCGGCCTGTTCGGGTACCAAGACGCTCCGGCCGCTGGGTGGATTGCCCACCTCGTGATTGTGCGGCCGGCCGACGCGACCGAAGAGACTCCAGCCGGCATTTGGCTCGCCACCGACTGGACCTCGGAAGGGGCGCGCCGCATCCGGGAGCGTGAGTACCGCTACATGAGCGCTGTACTGCGGCGTGACATGGAAACCGGCGCTCCCCTGCCCGAGCTGCTTGGTGCAGCTTTAACCAACGACCCTGCAATCAGCGGCTTGGCTGCCGTCGCGGCGAGCCGAAACGCCCTGGAGGGCATGGAAAGTGAGGTTCAAATGCAGGCTGTACTCGACAAACTAGGGTACGCCTCGGTGGAAGCGCTGGAAGCGGCGCTCCTGGACTTTCGGACTCGGGCAGCTCAGGCCGAGTCACTGTCCACGCAGCTCTCCGAGGCAAACACAAGGATCTCGCAGGCAAACGCGCGGGTGACCGCGTTGTCGGCCGAGCTCGAGCAGGACCGGCTCGAGGCATTCATCCGTGAGGGTGTGGCCGGCGGGCGGATCGTCCCAGGCGACAAGGGCAATGAGGCATTCGCCCGCGAGCTCGCCGGCAAGGATCTCGCGCTCGCGCGCAAGTGGCTCGCCGGCATCCCGGCGCCGCAGGGCGCACCGGCGCCTGCCGGCCGCCTGGCGCTGGCCGTCGCGCACGAGGACGACCTCGACACGGGCGACGAGCGCGAGCAGCTCCACAAGAAGGTGCTCGCGTACCAGACGCAGCACAAGGTCAGCTACACCGACGCCTACAAGGCCGTCGCGGCTGGAAAGTGAGGAGGTAAGCGATGGCACTCAAGCTCGAGACCTACCCGGTCCTCGAAGTCACCAGGACGGCAAACGCCACGATCCCGGCCAACACGCTGGTCAAGGCCGACACAGATCCCGTCAACATGGTCGTTTGCACCGCGAACGCCCGCGCGCAGGGCGTCACGGTGGTCAGTTCTGTCGCTGGTGACCCGCTCCGGGTCATCATGCAGGGCATCGTGCCGATCGTCGCTGGTGGCGTGCTCAACACGCCGGGCACCGCGCTCGTTTCGGATGGTTCCGGCCGCGTGGTTGCCGCCGGCGCAACCGGAGTTCAGAACATTGTCGGTATCCAGATGGGCGTTTCCGGCGGCGCTGGGCAGCTGGTTCCGGTGTTGCTGTTCCCTCACTCGCGCTACGCGGAGCCGACGGATGGCGGCATCGGCAATGCGACGATCACGGTTGGCGCCGAGGTCGCGCACCCGACGCACACCATCACCTGCAACATTCAGCTCAAGGACTGCTTTGCCGCCGATTTGGCAGTTGTCGGTGTGATTGAGGCATACCTTTCGACCGACAGCGCTGGCAAGGACATCAATGCGACCGTGACGCTCACGACCGACCTGGCCGCCGGCACTGATGGCTCGCGCTCGATCCTGACCGCCCAACAGTCGTACCGGCTGATCAGCGAGGCCGACGGCGACATCGACGTCGTCCTCGAGAAGACGGACGGCGCCGCCACGGTCTACCTCAACCTCGTGCTCCCGAACGGCAAGATCGTGACCTCGGGCGCCATCACGTTCTCGGCGTAAGGCCGGAGAAGGGAGAAATCCATGGGACAGCCTCTATCCAACGTCCGGCCCGACCCGATCCTGACGAACATCGCGATGGAGTACTCGTCGGGGCCGGAGTTCGTCGTCAACCAGCTCGTGCCCCTGCGTCCGGTAGCCGCGCGGGCATACAAGTACGCCACCTGGGACACCGCGAGAATCCTCCTGAACCAGGAGGCCGAGACCCTTCGCGCCCCTGGTGTGCGAGCGAACCTCGCTCGTGATCCCCAGCTGACCTGGGCAACCGGCGCGGTGAAGGAGTATGCTCTCGCCGCGGCGGTCACGGACGAGGAACGGGGCGAGGCGGTTGCCGGCCTCGACCTCGACCGTGTGCGGACCGAGAACATCACCAGAAAGCTCCTGATGGCGCGGGAGACCTACTTCCGCGATCTCATCCAGGACACCGGCACCATCGCGAGCGCCGTGCCTGGCGTCAAGTGGGATGCCGCCGCGGCCGTCGTCATCGAAGCAAACGTGGACGCCGCGAAGGAAGCATTCCTCCTGCAGTGCGGCGTCGAACCAACTCACATCGTCATCCCGCCGGCCGTTGCCAAGGTCATGAAGCGCGACTCGACGCTGCGGGCGCTGATCAAGTGGACGAACGACAGCCTGCTCGTGAACGGGGACCTGCCGCCGACCATTTGGAACATGCGCACGGTCATTCCTGGCGCGATCAACAACACCGCCGCCCCGGGCGCGGCCGCATCGGTCGCTCGCATTTGGACCGCCGACAAGGTCACGCTGTTGTACGTCGACCCCGCCGCCGCATCGGACCCAAGGGCCATGACCGCCGTTTTCGGCGCCTACTGCACCTACGACGGGCAGGCGCTGGCAGTCGAGCGCCAGCGCGATCCGTACGAGAGCGCCAAGAGCGACCTCATCACGGCGTACCTGGCTTGGGACATGAAGGCGGTTGTCGCATGCGCCTACATCATCGATGACGTTCTGACCTAGTCGTGAACCGCGGGGAGGAGCGTTCCTCCTCCCCGCTTCGAGCGTTTGGGAGGGCGCATCATGAAGGTGCTCAACCGCAATGTGTGCTTCGGGGATCGGATCATTCCAGCCGGCACGTCGGTGCTCGAGCTGTCGGCTGATCAGGCGCAGCAGGCAAAGGCCTATCTGACCGACATGCCCGGAGAGGATGTGGTCGAGATCGCAGCGCCCGCCGCGGGCGCTGAAGCCGCGGAAGTTGCTGCGGTCGATGAGGCTCCCGCTGCCGTGGCGTCTCGACAAGCCGACAAGTCAGGCGAGAAGGAAATTCGCGACGCGCTCGACCGAGCCGGAAAGCAGCGGGCGGGCAAGGGGAAGGGCCGATAGCTCATGGCCTACGCGACGCAGACCGACCTTGAGGCGCTCGTTTCCAGCAACCTCTTGGTGCTCGTCTCTGACGACAACGCGGACAAGGCGGCGGACACCTCCGTCGTGACAGCAGCGCTCGACGATGCGACGGCGCAGATTGACGCAGCGCTGGTCTCCCGGGGCATTTACACCGTGCCCGTCACGAGTCCGGGGACCTACCTCAAGGGGTTGTGCTGCCGGCTGGCGGTCAAGTACCTGTGCAGCGTTCGGCGCCCGGCGATGGCATCGGTCATTCCCGAAACGGTTCGCGACCTCTGGAAGAGCGCGGAAGCGGATCTAGTCGCGATCCGCAGGGGTGAGCTGATCGTCACCGAGGCGCTCTCGACGACATCAAGCCCGCTTGGGATTTCCACGGAGTCGGAGGCCGATCGCGGCTGGGCCGATGCGGAGCTATTCTGATGGCCGCGGGGTTCCAAATCTCGGTGCTGGCCGAGTCGGCGATCAGGCTCCTGCTCAAGGCGCAGCTGACACGAGAGGACCTCGACGACATTGGCCGCTACGGCGAGTCGATCGTGCGCCGGGAGTCCACTCAGTCGTTCCAGCGCCAGGCTGACCCGGCGACGGGCAAGGTCTGGGCGCCGCTCAAGTACGCACGCAAGCGCGGCAAGACGAGCAATGCACAGGTGCTGCTCGATACTGGCAGGCTTAGGCGCTCGGTAGGTGCGACGCATACGGTGCATGGGCACACCCTCGAGATTTTCGGAGGAATCACGCCGATCGCCTACGGGACCATTCATCAGTTTGGCGGGCGCACGGCGCCCCACACGATCGTTCCGAAGCGCGCGAAGGCGTTGTTCTGGGCTGGGGCAAAGCATCCGGTCAAGCGCGTGAACCATCCGGGAAGCAGGATTCCTGCTCGCCCCTACGTCGGAATCTCGGCAATGGGGCTCTCGCTCCTGCTGTCCAGGATCAAGGACAGGTGGGAAGGCGCGAAGGGTCGGGCTACATGACGGCCGACAACCACTACCACAAGCTGGTTCGGGCGGTTCGCGATGCTCTCAAGGCGGCGCTGCCGACTGGTGTTGAGGTCTACGTGCCCAGGGACGACAGCGAGGCGGAAATACTGCTCGCCGGCGCCGCGCCGTTCGTTTGTGTTGTGCTTGGTTCGCCCGACAACGAGCCGTCGGGCATGAAGGGCGACAAGCGGCCGGAAGAGCTATTCCCCGTCGACGTGATGATCGTCGCGCCAATGGCCGTCGAAACGGCCGATATCGACGGCAAGGATGTGCTGTCACTCCTGGCCATGGTCCGCGGCGTGATGGTCCCGCAAGCAGGATTCAGGCCCAACAGCAACCCGCACCCCGTGGAGTCGCTCGGCTTCGGCATCGAGCAACTCCTCATGACCGGCGTGCTGCTGCGTGATCGATATCAGGTGAGACGCCCTCCGTGGGCGACGTGAGAGGTGAGATATGGGAGAGCAGGTAAGGGTCAGTGTTCGCGTCGCTAAGGGCGAGAAGTGGCTTCCCGTCGTTGGCGTAGTCGGCACATCACTGTGTGAGGTGCTGATTGACGAGGACTACCTCGAGGTGATCCGAGCTCAGGGCGGGATCATCGAGCAGCACACCACCAAGCCGGTAGCGACATTGCCGGTGGACGAAGTTTCGGCTGACGAAATCAAGCCGCGGCGCGGCGGGAGGTAGCAATGGCGTTTGGCACCCCTCTGGTCAACTCGAACCGGTCTATCGCGATCTACAAAGAGACCGCTTTCAACACGTGCGCGGCCGGGCCAAAGGCGCACATCCTCCCATGGGTCACGGGATCGATCGGCGTGAAGCGGGCCAAGGGCTCGAGCAAGATCCTGCGCTCGGACCCTAACCCTACCAAGTTTCAGCGCGGGTACTTCTCCGGCGGTGAGTCGTTCACCGTTGGGGTTGGGCCAAAGTCGATCTGCCTGCTTGCCTACCTCTTCTTCTCGGAGTACTCCAAGTCGGGCGCCGGCGACCCGTACTCGCACGTGTTCAAGATGGGATCGACAGCCGCGCGGTATGCCGCCTTCGAGGACGGCAACACGAAGTACGACGTGAGCTACGGCAACGTCATCACCGGGATGGAGTTTCCCCTCAAGCCCGAGGCGTCCGAGATGCTGTGCAACGTGACGGTGATGGGGAGCGGGAAAAACCTACAGCAGCAGGCGGCACGCATCGACGCCGGGACCCCGACGACGTACTGGGACGACGAGTTCATGTCGGCGTCGTCCTCGATCCTCAGCATCGACTCCACCGCGGCCGCGTGGGTGCTCGACGGATCGATCAAGCTCGAGCGCGAGTGCGAGATGGTCGTCGGCAAGGATGGCAATCTGTACGCCGCCTATGCCTTCCCGGCCAAGTACAAGGTGACCGGGAACATCACCGCGCTCATGGACACCAACGACACCGCGCGGACGCTGGCGACTGGCCTCGCAGAGCACGCATTCCAGCTGTTCAACAGCTTCTCGGCCAACCACGACATGACCCTCAACATCGACGAGGCGCAGTGCGAAATCTCGCAGATACCGCCGTACAACGACGGCGGCAAGCAGACGATCCAGATCGACATTGACGGCTACCTCGAGAACGACGCGGACGCGAGCGCGGCTCGCCTCACGGTCCGCAACGCGACGGCAGACATCGCCGCGATCTGGTAGCGCGGCGAGCCAAGGGAAGGAGACCCGATGGCTCTAGGACGAGTACTCAGAGACGCGCGCTTCGACAAGACGGTGAGAGTCGATGCGCCATGGATCAACGAGGGGGCCGTCTTGCTGATGGTCCCCATGTCGCCCGTTCGGTGGCGCGCCTTTCTGCGCGCACACGGCGGGTGTATTGAGTGTTTCTCGATGGGCTTTTTCCTGTACCGGATGCGCCGGGCCGAGCAACACACGCCTTGCCCATCCTGCGGCGACAAGAACGATGCGCTTGACATCCTGGCGACCCGCGTGGAGTTGCTGGGTCAGCTGATCAAAGGGTGGGAAGGCGTGCAACTGTTTGAGGACGGCAAGCCGGTCGAGTCGCTCAGCTTCGACCCGGCAGAGCTGGAGTTGCTCGCACAAGACGAACTCGCATTCCCGGTGACGATCACCAAGGCACTCGCGCTGTCGCGAGAGACGGAGGTCGGTGAGGGAAAAGCCTCGCCGATGCCGCCCTCCGTCGATTCCGTCTCGACCCTACCTGGAGCCACCGGCTAAGCGCGTGGGGGAGGTTGGCTTTCGATGCGTGGGACCTGGTCCAAACCCAGCAGAACGTCGCGGTTGGAATGGGCGGCGCGCTCTATCTTGGCCTACGCTACGAGGGCTGCCAACCCATTCTTGACGCAAACGACCTCGACCGTGCCGATATCTGGGACGGGCTCTGCATTATCGAAGCTGTTTGGATTGAGGAGCGAAACCGGGCGGCAGCAGCAGCGGCGAAGCACTGAGGGGGCGGGGGTGGTGGGTGGCCGGGAATCTCGCTGACATCTTCCTACGGCTGAAGGTCGACGGCTCCCAGGACGTTAACCGTGCGCTGGTGGGCGTCACCCAGGATCTGCAACGCATGGGCGGAGCGGCGAGCGCTGCATCTAGCACGGGATCATTGGCGATTGGCAGCCTAGCAACTACGGCGGTTGCTGCGACAACAGCTCTCGCAGCTGTTGGAACTGCGGTCGCCTTCATGAAGTCGGCGGTCGAAGAGTTTGCAGCTGCCGAGCAAGTGCAGGTTCGACTCGAGGCGGTGCTCAAGGCCACCGGAGGCGCGGCGGGGCTCACTAGAGACCAGCTCGACGGCATGGCAACGTCACTGTCGCGCATGTCGGGCGTCGAGGACGAGGTCGTCAAGAATGCTGAAGCCATCCTGCTGACGTTCCGAAACGTCAAGGGTCAGGCGTTCGAGCAGACCATGCGCGCGGCACTTGACCTGTCCGCTGTCATGGGGCAGGACCTGCACGGCTCAGTGATGCAGCTCGGCAAGGCACTCCAAGACGCCTACACGGGAGACACGCAGGGATTGACGGCACTGCGCCGCGCTGGTGTGTCGTTCTCTGACGCTCAGACCGCGGTCATCAAGAGCCTCGGAGAGACCGGACAGGGCGCGCAGGCCGTGCAGATGGTCCTTGAGGAGCTTAACCACGAGGTAGGCGGGGCAGCCGAGGCGATTGGTGGGACGCTAACGGGCGCTCTTAGCGGAGCATCGACAGAATGGGGCAACCTCAAAGAGAAGCTCGGCGAGGC